CTACCCCTTCAATTTCAGAAGGAGAAAGAAACTTCGAAGCTGTATACGTCGGGTACTTAGGTGCACCAGGCTTATCAGAAACGAGTTCAGCCTTAATACGGAGATTGCAACCGTTAGCGCCAAGATCGAATACCTTTGCGCCGAACTCACTTGCATCATCACCGTTAATAGCAGCTTCAATAATCTTATTGAGCTGTCGACCATAACGAAGAACCTTAACAGTGCCGTTATTTTCAGGATTCTTAGGATCGTTCACGACATAAACGTTAACGAGCCAGTTTTCCTTACGAGAGATATTAGCCTTTGCACGAGCCTTCTCTTCATCAGTTCCATCTCGAAGAACCTTAAAGTAAAGTTCACTTACCGGGCACCGCTCACCCCAGGTAGAAGGGGAGATAACATTTACATACTGACCGGTATTAATGCTATTCCAGCCATGATGATAATAATGGAGAAACGTCTCCGACGGGTCCTTTACATTAGGAAGAAGACGGACAACATAAGTAGCAGGAGCATCAAGCTTAAGAATCTCCTTGTACTTAGAACCGCTTTGCTTACTCTTAGCGTTTTCGAGAGCAGACTTAATGCTCTCAAACATATTTGCATTGAACGTAGGTTTCATTTTATTTAGTGTAGTTTAGTTTTTAGTTTTATCAATAGTATTAGTTGTATTTGATATTATTCTGAGACCTTCGTCAATTAAGCTCTTTGCTCTACTAGAAGTATTCAATCTCATCTTATATTTTGCGATGCTATTGAACGTTTCTTTCAAGTAAAGTTCTTTATCTTGAAGGTTAAGAGAGTTTAGCTGGGTATCGAAAAAAGGCAACTTTATTAACACGTAAATGTTGAGTCGCTTCTCTGCGAAATCCACAAATGGTTTTTGTACATATGAACTGTTACCTTTGCAGTATTGTTCAAGAGTAATTCCCTTTTCGATACAATAAGATGCAATGTATTTAAGGGATTCTTTAATACTCTTTATCTGATTCTCAGTATCCGGGCTTTCTTCTTGCTTTTGCTTTTGCAATGCTGTGTATACTGCAATAGCTTTTTGAGTAGTATAAAAGTTTAAAGGAAAGGTACTGTCGTCTTTGTATACCTCATATGGAGCCTTAAAAAACTCGTAAGGTGAGATTTGTGGAAATTTCTTAAAGAACAATTCCAGTTTTCTACAAATTATACCATCTGGAGTCTTTTCAAATCCGTCGAAATTCTTACGCGCTTTCCAGGGTTGATTCATTGCACGTCTCGATGTACCAAGATATGCATTATAAATTTCGGGTACGTTCATTTGTACTACGATTTTAGTACCTCTTTAACAACTTTGCTACGGCACAAATTTGAATTGTACTTTAAAAATAGTAGTAATGCTTCCCGTTCATTATCGATGTGCATCATACGCATAAAGATCTTTTTATAAATCTTATTCTGTACAATTAAAGTAAAGATAGCAACGCTATTCAGTTTTTTGTTGTGTATGATAGAGAAAAAAGAGCAAAATCTAATAAGCTCACTCTCTAGTTCATCCTCAGATAGAACATGGAGAGGGTTATTAATGACTGCTTCTTCTAATGCGCCTATTACACCTGCCATATTACTTTGTTATAGGGGCTAATTGTTTAGTAAATTCCATGAACGTTTCAGTCATTTTACCTCCTGCTGCGTATTCATGGCCACCACCGTCACAAAGCTTTGCAGATAACTTAGAAAGATCAATAGGACAGGTTTCTTTGTTCTTTCTCCAAGATATATGCTGATTATTAGGATTAATTGAAAAGACTATATCAGCACCGTGATTTTTAATAATATGATCACATACTTCATTAACAAACTTGCTGGTCATGGTGCCGATCATTCGGTAAGTGTTCTTGTTTAAGCTTACATCCCCACCAAATAACTCAAGGTTACTAATTACATTGTCTCTATTAGCTTTATGTTCTTTAATGATATTTTTCTCTAAAGCAGTAAACCCATCAAAGCCGTTATAGAACCGTTCTAAGAACTTATGTTGACGGGTCCTGTCTAATGTCTTTTGAGTGTTACTATAAAGGCAGTTTAAATCATACGTCTCAGAAAGCTTAAATTGATAGCTATCGTAATCGTTGGCTAGAGCAATAAAATACTTTTGTTCCTGAGTAAGGTTTAAATTAAAATGCTTATACACTACTTTAGCACACGAAGTTGCTTCGAGTATAACGTTAGTAGCTAAGCTATATTCTCCTTTTGCATTTACATGAGTAAGGTGATGGTCTATAACCACACACTTGTTTTGATCTATTAAATCTATACAGTTGCTTGTATCAAGATCTAAGAAGTAAACCTTATCGTAATTCTTAAGACTATCAGTTTCAGCCCACTTTAAAAACTCTTTTCTAAAATTAGACACTGTAGTGCCCTTAAACGGTATATCGCCAAGTTTAGCTTTATAATGCCAATGCAAAGCAAGTAAGCTTGCAGTACCGTCAAGGTCTACATCAGTAAAAACGAATATATTTTCTTTTAAACTCACAAGTCTATTTAACTCAACTGGTTAGGTTTTCCAGCTTTTTTTCCAAACTGGATATTTCATCGGTATCTAAGTCTTTATTGGCAAGGCCGATATATTCTTTCTCTTCTGAAAGAGATAGAGTGCTATAATTAATTCTCATTGCAGTGGCGCCATGCTTCGGACCAAGCCGGTTTTTAATGCCGCCAACTTTAATAATGCCGAGCTCTTGATCTCCTTCTTCTTGGTGAATAGACCAAATTACATCTGCGGTCATAGCTACACCAAGCGATTCAGATATAGTATCTAATCCTGGATTTTCCATGCCCTCTCTATTAGTTTGTACAGCACTCACAATAGGGCAATTAAAAAAGTAAGATAATGCACGAAGCTCTTCTGCTACCGCTTTACCTTGCTCATAAGAGTTATCTCCAGCTGTAGACTTGATAAGACCTAGGTAGTCAACAACGATTATACCGGGCTTAATCCCGTTTTTAATAAGTGTCTCTACATAAGCCTTAATACCACCTACAGTTACACTCTTAGGTGGAAACTCCTTAATAATTAGCTTACGCTTACGTTGTTCAGTTACCTCTTTAAAGTAAGACTCAAGAGCACCGGTTTCAGTTTGAAGTTGGTTAACTGGAATCTTAGAAACGTGACTGCTCAAACGCTTTGCATACATCATCTCAGACATTTCTAACGAGATCAAGATAGCCGTCTCATTATCAGGTAACGAAGTAGCGATATTACTAGCTATATTACCTAAGAAAATAGATTTACCAACGTTAGTAGGTCCTAAGAACAAGTAAAGCGCTTTACCTTTCTTATAAAGACCACCACCAATCTTAGTATCAATAAATCCCCAACCAGTTGGTACTACTTCAGTTTTAGTACCGATTTCATCTACAATCTTTTGATAGTCTCCGTAAAAATCTAAACCGATATCGCTAACAAGTTTGATATTACAAGCATGTTCAAACATCTTAAGAAACTTGCCGTAATCGGCTTTATCGTTAGAGAAGTCATCTACAATCTTAAGTACTGTGTTATAAACGGTCTTCTCTTTAAAGTATGTTTCAGTATTAGCAATTAGCTCTTCGAGGTTACCTTTAAGATCAATTTGCTTGTATGTAGTAAGAGTATCTTTAAGAAGCTTTGTCTCATCTTCTTTCTTAAGATACGTCTTAATCTCCGTTACAGTAGGTACTGATCTACGCTTTTCGTAAAAGTCTTTGACTATACTAACAACTAGCTTGTTACCAGGCTGCTTAAAGTTTTCAGGCTTCAAGTGGTCTAACACTAGAGAAGTATAGTAAGCATTAGTAAGAGCTTGACAAGCTACAATGCTTTCAAAGAATTCAGTATTTACCTGTAATTTTTCTTTCACAATATTATTATAGTATATAAAACAGAAAAGCTAAGGTTGCCCTTAGCTTTTTTTGTTACTCTTCAGAGCTTTCAGTAGCTTCCTCGGCTACTGTCGCTTCGGAGGGGTCATTATACCTTACCTCCTTCTGAAGTGTTTGCTCAAGTACTGGAATGACCTTGTTTTCCCAGAACTCTGGGTCATTTTCCCAAGTCTTGGCATAACCAATTTTTTCTCCGTTAAGCTGGTAAGTTGAACCAGTTTGTTCAATTACCTTAAACGCTACAGCAATATCCTTGAGTCCTGCATACTTGTCAAGACCACTACGGAAGTTATTATAGAGTTCAGTCTTAAGGAAAGGAGGTACAAAACGGTTTTTAACCGTCATTGCACTAAGAGTTACGCCACTGACATTATGAGCAATAGCAATAGACTTTTGATCTTCGTTCTTGTCGATCTTTTCGTTGCGCGTAGCAAGCTGAACAAGCAACGAAGCAAGATAAATCGGACCACTACCACCAGATTGCTTCTTTACAAGCTCTGGATACATAGAAGCCGGGTTATCGTAAACGTGATTAGTAAAGACAATCGGTACTCGAGCCTTAGCTGCTTTGTATGTGAGTACCCGCATCATAGACTTCATAGCCTTAGCCTTAGAACCCATATCTGCTGCATCTTTACCTTGCGCAACGTCATTAAGTTCCTTAGCTGAAGTAAGATTACCCAAACTATCGATAGCAATGATTACCTTGAGATTAGGATCATTAGCTGCAATAATCTTATCAAGGAAGGTAGCAATTTGATTACGACAATCCTCAACAGTTTCTACCGGGTAATACTTTACTCTAGACGGATCAATACCGACGTTAACAGCTGATTGCTTATCCATAGCTGCTTCAGTATCCCATACTGCAGCAAAGTAGCCCTTCTTTTGAGCATTAGCAATAATCTTATTAACAATAAGAGTCTTACCTGCACCAGAAGGACCGCTAAAGCCTGTAATACG